TTCTTTTTCTTTTTTTGCTTCATTGAAGTACATAATAGACAAAACAAAGTTATAAAGATGCTCGTTTTCAATAAAACAACAACCTTTTTTCATTGTTCCCCCTCCTTGTTTTGACTATTATATTCTTTTTATATTTTTTGTCAAACAAAAATAAGACAAAATGTCTTATTTTTTGTGATATTCTCTTATTTCTTGCTCAATATGCTTTATATCATTTTCTACAACTGGCATCCTCTTTGCAAAATTGTTGTGTTCTCTTACTTCTCTTGTCAGTTCTTCAATTTTAGTATCAGTTATTGCTTGGTTCTTTGTAACCTCTAACTTTAAATCATTAACTAATTTTTTGTTACTATTGGAATTTGCTATTAAACTTACAACAACAGAGAATATACCAGAAATTACTGCTGGCATCATTATTTCCATTATTTATTCTCCTTATGTGACACTCTACTTACTACTAGAAAGATTATATCATATAAAAAATAAATAGGCAAAATGCCTATTTGTTAATTATATTTTTTTAAATAATCATTTTTATCTATTAAACTTTTTCTGCATCCATCTGTATCACAATAAATATAACCACTTATCATAAATATAGATGTACCATATTTTATATGACTACCACAATTTGGACACTCTACTATGTAGTCCATCTCATCATCACTATCACATTTATCAATAATCTTTATTGGTGGTTGTGATAGACTTGCATAAATGTAATTGTTTAAATCTGCATCCACAAATTTATTTTGTGTAACACTATGATTTAATGCTTTTGCAATGCAACTTTCTAATTTGTACATACTACTTGCCCCCTTTTTCCCACTTTTCAACTTCTTCTTTTAATAACTTTTCTACTAATTCACTTACACTTTCATTTAATGTTATTGCAAGAATTTGCACTTTTTTATGCAAACTCTTATCAATATAAATTGTTGTTCTTTTCTTTTCCATAATATCACTCCTTATATTTTTCAATTTTCTTTAATTCAATATAATGCACAAACCATCTTCGTGCCAAAATCTTTTTACTCTTTCTTTCCCACTATAATTATTAAATAACTCATCATAAGTAAATTCGTGCATTATTCCATTGCAAACATCTAATTCATTTTTTCTTAATATGTATATTTTTTCATCTTCTTTTAATTCGTTTTTAATAATCGTATATAATTGTTTCATAATATCACTCCTTTTTTACAAATTTACTATACTTGATATTTCATAAACTTTTACTAATTCCCAATTATATGGAAATTCATTAACTGCTTTCATAACATCATCAAAAGTTTCTTTTTCAAAAGTAAATTGTGAAGTAAATTTACCTTCTTTTATTTTTACTACTATTAAAAATTTCATAATCTTTCCCCCTAATCTTTATTTATTTTAAACATAAATTCTAATAATAATAATGTATTTAATAAATCATCATAAGTATTATATTTTGCACAAAATATTTCTGCATCATTTAATACAAATGTTAAACAATATTTATTAACACCTTTATTAACAAATTGTAATTTCCATTTTTTTGTTTTAAAAACATTATCATTTAATAATAATATTTTTTCTTTTATTATTTTTAACTTTTCTATTGATTTCATAATTTTCACCTCTTTCTAAATTTGGCATTCTTTTATTACTTTCCAACCTTGCATTATTTTTATAGGTTTAGTAGTATCAATAAATTCTTTATTCATAGTAGCAATATATTTTTCTGTTTCTTCTATTGTTGTAAATTTTAATGTATAACCTTTATTATCCCATACCTTGGTAAAATCTCCATAATTGTCAATATAACCAATACTAAATTGTTTTTTCATATTTAACATCTCCTTTTCTAATAGTAAATGGTTTCGCCAAATAGCGCACCATTTTAATTTTCCCTGTTTCTTTTTATTATTCTTTCTTGAAGTTTGTTTAATTCTTCTATAATAATATTATAGGTTTTTATACTATCTTCATAATTTTCAATAATTGTAAAGTCAAGTTTTGCAAGCGTATAATTTGAGTTTATATTGCTTTTCTTTTCTTTTACTATTGCTTCATCCTTTTCAATGGTTTTCTTTAGGATGCCTATTATTTCGTTTCTTTCCATAACACACTTCTCCTTTCTTTGTACCTATATAATAACATAATAACATAAAAATGTCAAACAAATTAACTAAAAAGAAACTTTTTTTACAAAAAAAAAGAAAAGATTTCTCTTTTCTTGTTAATTATCCTATTACTTCTACTGTCATTTGTGTTTTACCATACATATCATTATGTAAAGAACAATTAACTGGTGTATCAATACGAAGGCTTAATTTATCTCCTTCTTGTACATTTAATATGTAAGTTGGTATTGGTATTGAAATATAATAGTATTGTCCTGCTTGTTGTACAATATAGTTACTATTTATTCTTGTATCATTTTTAAATATATGAAAACTCATCATTCCATTTAACGATGCGTGAAGTTGGACATTTAAGTTAGCACTTATTTTTACTTTTGTTACTCCTCTACCTATTAATATTGCACCATCGTTAATAGTTAATTTGTTTCCAATTGAATTTTCTAATGTCATACTTAAAAATGTTGGTGTACTACTTGTTGCATTAATTGTTCCAGAGTTTGAAGTACCAGTTATTATATTAATTGATGAACTTAAACCATTTATATAATTGCAATTATATACCCCACTTGAACTTTCAGTATAACTTTCGTGAACACTATTACTAGGGTAATTACTAGGTTGTTGTGTTTTTCTTATTATCATTATATTCCTCCTTAATCAGTTGTTTTTGTGTATCTTATAGTCACATACATACTTGATGTTGTTCTATCAAACTCATCACTTGAAACAATACCACTTACATAAGTAGCATTAACACTTGTATGCCAGTCATAATCACTTACATCATAATAATTCATAGAAGTATCTACAAAATATGAATTACTTCTATCTACCCAAATTTTTTCAACATTTGCCACATTGTGAGGTACTTGTTTAAATACATTTTTTCTTTCCATATAACCAAAATCTATTGTCTTTTGATATAAAGGTTTGCCATCTATCCATGTTCCTACTCTTTGTTCTGTTGTTGAAAATACATTTAAACTATCTGCTACCTTTTCATATCCTTGTGGTACTATATCGCCATCATAATTAACTATTGCACCTATTGGAAGTGTGTCGCCACTTATTACACCTGCACCTCCACCTCCTGCTTGTGCATTTAAAGTACCATCTGCTTCTATCGTTAAGTTTGCACCTACTTTTATTCCACCAAGTGTATTGGTACTCGCTATTGGTATTTCTGTAATACCTCCACCTTGTATTTCTATATTTCCACTACCTAGTATTGAATTTCCATTGATAGTTTTAATGTTAGTGCCACTTACTAATGTATCTTGTTTCCCACTAATATCAGGTATTTCATCACTTTTAGCATAATCTTGCAACGCATCTTGTAAGTCATTTTCTTCTAAATAATCACCTTTTTCTTGTATTCCTAACGCTTCAAGTGTTTTGTTGCCACTTAAAACAACATTATTTATACTTGGTCTATTATCCAAAGCGTTATAATCAGTAGTACCATTTTCACTTGTAATTGTGATATTACCACTACCCAATAAACTTTGATTATTTATTGTTTTAATTGTTTCGCCACTAACCAACACATCTTGTTTTCCACTTATATCTTGATGTTGATTTATATAACCACTATCATTTAATAATTCACTTGTTTTAGTAGGTATAGTAGGCGTGTCATTTAAGTCGTTATAATTCCCACTAAATTCGCTCTTATTGTTCCAATTATTAATATCTTGACTTGTTATACCATAACTAGCACTTCTCTTAAATAAAGGGTCATTTTCACTTGTTAAATAGTCGCCTTTTTCTTGTATATTTAGTTCTCCCAAAGTTTTATTACCAATTAATTCAACTCCATTTATACTTGGTAGGTTTTCTAATGCCTCATAATTAGTAACTGCTCCCTCACCATCATATAAGTTAAAACTTTCTTGGCTTCCATCTTTTTTTGTAATAGTAATAGTTGCAACGCCATTTTCTTTAACTGCATCAATATCAATGTTATCAACTTCATTTAATTTTGCATTTGCAACTTCTATCCATTCTAAATATTCATCTGGTTGCTCTATTTCAGCGTTTATTGATGCATTGCAAGTTAAATAAAATAAATTACTTTTAAAAATTGCAATATCTTCTATGCCTTGTGTAATAACAACTTGCATATCAATTTGTCCTTTTTTAGTAATAACTGATAATATTGGCACTTGGTATGTTTCATCAACTTTTTCAAGCATAATGTAATTCTTGTTTCCATCAATTACATATTCAAGTCTTGCTTGACCATCTACAAACTCATCAAAAGTAAAAACTAGGTTGCCTTGTAAATTCTCGCCATCATTTCCAATGATGAATTTGTTGAGTTCTACCATTCTTGTTTCTTTAAAAATTTTAATTTCAATATTTTTCATCACATCATATCCTTTCTAAAAATGATTATAACATAGAAAAAACATATTGACAAAAGCAAGAAAAAAAGAAGATTAAATCTTCCATTTTCAAGAAACAAAAAACTATTGGGTACGCATTTCTGCGTACGAGTTGATGGTCAAACAACAATGTTGTTCAACAATTTAATTATACACTATTTACATTTTTTTGTAAATAAAATAGTAAATAAAAAGCATTAAAACTATTCAAGCAATTACCCTCTTTCATTTTAATACTCTTTATACAACCATTAACAAGTGCGTCCACTTGCTAGTTAGTACGAAACTTACTGGATACATACGCATCTATCATTCTCGTAGGTTTTATCACCTAAAGGTTGCCAAAACCTTGCCTCCAAACCATTCATTAAATGTGTTTTAATTATACACCATTATTTATAAATTAGCAACATTAACTCTTCTATAACCACTCACACGCATTCTTTCCATCTTTGTTGGTAAACCACTCACATTGCAAAGTTCCTTGTATTTCCTAGTCAATTGTGTTATCTTTCTTTGACTTTCCATTATCAATTCCTTGTTGTCACTTGCCCTTGCAATTATCTGCATATCTTTTTGTTCTCTTATCCTTGTTTCTAATTTTCTTTGCATTTGTGTTCCCTCGTAATTAGTATAGTGTTCACCATCTAATTCAAAACCCCTGTTGTTATCATCTAATATCTTTTTTAAATCTTCTTCACTATAATTTGGTTTACTTACGCCTAGCACAATGTCAAATGTGTAGTGGTAGCAGTTGTGTTCACTAATAGAACGCCTATCTCTTCCCTCGTGTTCTGGTGGGAATACAACGCCATTATAATCAACTGCTTGTTGGTCGTTTTGGAACTTGGCAAACTCTTCTTTACTAAATTGCCTACCTTGCACTTCTGCGTGGTCTGGTGCTGGGTTTATATGTACGCTAATCTCTACCCCATCACTTCCAAACTCTTTACCAAATACTGCTTGCGTTTCATTATGTAAATTTCTTAACGCACCTTTTAAGTGTTGCCTTACGCTACTATCTAATCTCACGCTTCTACCACTTGCATAATCTATTGTTTTTATGCCACTAGCGCCCAATTCTTTAATAGTCCTATACATTTCACTATCAAATGTTTCTTTACCCTGTGCAACGCTTAAAACTGCCCTGTCAATTGTTTCTTGGTACGCCTTTGATAATTCAGTATAAACCATTTTGCCATCAACATTTTTAGCAAACGCTAATGTCCTAGAAAAGTTTATATATTCATCAGCAGTTATCTTTGCAAGCGCCTTAACTTGATTTTGTAATGCAATATTTTGCTCGTATGGAATGTATTTAACATCCTTATAGTCATAAAATTGTTTTGCAAATTGATAATCACTCTTGGCAACCTCTTCAAATATCTCATAAATATCTTTTACATTTAATTCAGTAACCTCTGCCAACTTATCCACAATTTTATCCACATTTCCACCATATTTGAGTATTTGCGCCAGTTGTTGTGCCTTACTAGGTGATAAAGCACCAATTTGCTTGATGCTTTCCCCTATCTTTTCCAATGCGTAAGTGTTTGCTTCTTCTATTCTAATAACTAATCTTTCAGTAAGTTTATCAATTAGTCTTTCATCTATCATAAACTCACCTACTTATTATTTATTTGTTCCAAGTAATGTCTTTATATCTGGGTTGCTTGCTTCAATTTCTTGTATTTTCTTTTCAGCAATTTCTTTTGTTTCTCCATAAATTTCCATTCTATATTCAACTTTACTCTTTAACCCAGCGTTTACTTCACGCATACTCCTGTTTGCTTCAACTTCCTTATCCTCAATAATACTATCATCAAAAGTAATAACCATATCTTCAGTATTGATTTTTTTATTACCAAATTCACTTGATGCGTAACAAATTCCATTAATTAAATCAAATATAGAACTTTCATAACCAATTTCTAATTTCTTTTTTCTTCTAAATAATTTACTATTGCTACTTACAACAGCAGTTGCAGTTGATAAATTATTACCATCAAAATGATAATGATTTTCACCAAAACCAACTTTATTACCTAAAATATTCAAGTTAGTGTTTAATGTTTCAATTTGTTGCGTTGTTCTTAAAGCATCACTATCACTTTGTATTAAATCATCTTTTGTTGCGCCACTTGGCAATTGATACAATGTTGTGTCATTTGGGTCAAACACTAATTTTTGTTGTCCATCATCATAATTGAATAAATCTGCTCTTACAAATGTTCTTTTTCTACCATCATTTATTTCATTTTTTAAAGCATCAAATGAAATATCAACTGCTTTCATATTATCAACTGCATTTGCATAATGTGGTATTCCAAAAGGTGAGTTGCTAAATAAGTTGTTTGTTAATAGTGGTTTGAATAAACTAAACCATTTTACATTTGATTTTGTGTCAAATTCTTGCATTGTTTCTTCAGTTGTTATTTCACTTAAATTGCCATTTGTTTCAACAAATAAGTGATTTTTAATAACATAATTACCTGCTTCATTTAATAAATGCACAGATAAAACAATGTGTTTTTTACCTTTAATGTACAATTGACTACCAAAAGCGCACTCTGTAACCTCTTTATTAGTCCAACTTATTGGGAATATCCAGTCAATATCTACTAAATCAACCCTTGTTTTTGCCTCACTTACATCTAAAACCATATTGTTTTCTTCTTGTTTTATATCATAAACGCTAATTACTGCACTTTCAGTTCCTAATGCGCCACTCTTTTCTATTGCTTGATTAATTAACGAGTATAAATCTAATTCATTTATTAAATCATTAAAGTCTTTTTGTGAGTTTTCATCTTTCATAGATATTTCACATTTTTCACTCCATAAAATATCTGCCCAGTCCTCACTTATTTCTTTTGCCATATTCATTGTGTAGCGTTGTTGTGGCACTTTTACCTTTCCATTGTAAATGAAGTAGTTATGGAAACTCTTGACATTTCCTGTGTACCAACTTTTCCATTGTTCAATATAACTTGCTATATCATTTTTAACCTCTAAATTATAACCATAAGTCTTTTGTAAAAATTCCTCTAATTTCATAGTATCACTCCTTATCTTCCTTGAATAGTCATCATCAATTTAAACATATTCCCATTTATAACCTTTACAAGTATTATAATGTTTTTTGTGTTTACAACATTTTGCTATATTAGTTTCTTGCGCATTATTTTTAATTGATGCTTCTTTTATACTTTCATATATTTCTATTATTTCATTATTATTATTTAATTTTGCAACTTTTTTCTTTTTGGCGTTTGATTGTTTTATTTTTATGTTTCCATAATTCATATTATATTTTCTTGAACACCATTCTAAATTATTTACATTGTTGTTTTCTTTGTTTTCATCAATATGATTTACTTCAAGATAATTATTTTTATTTTCTAAAAATGTTTTTGCTACCAATTTATGAATAAAACAATTTTTTGTTTTACCATTTTTACATAAAACAATTTGCAAATAACCAGAAGAACTTTTTGAAGGTTTTAGTTTTTTTATATTGTTATTTTTTAAACTTCTAGCGTTGCCAAAATTACTAATTTCATAATCTTCATAATTATTTATTTTTTTCCAAATTTCTTTCATAATTATCTTTCCTTTATATTAAGCATAAGTTTATCATAAAATGGGAATATAGAATATTCACTAGCATCCAAATCATCTATTGGCGTTGTTCCATCATCTAGTCTTTCATCTTCTTTCTTGTCATCCCATAATGCTTGCGTGTATGCTTCTATTAAATATTTGCACTTTTTTAATATAAATCTGCGCATTTGTCCAAACAAGTGGCAGTCAAGTTCTATTCTATCAACAATACGCCCTTTTATGCAGTCTTGCACTTGTAAAGGTATTCTGTGTTGTTGTAAATATTTGTTTAAACCAAATGTAATAACTTGACCTAGCGCACCATAGTCGCCAAATGCGTGGGTAACTTTGCCATATTCGGCAACAACCCTTTTGTAAAATTCCACAAACTTTTCATACATTTCTTCTGGTGAGTGTAAACCCTTTAGTTTCATCTCATCAATAGTCCAAACTTGTCTAAAATATGGTGTTATCCCTGTTGCCTTAAATTCAGTTTCACCCTGCGTTGCACCATAGTCAATTCCAATTGATATAATCATAAAATTTACCTTGTTGCCATACTCATCAACTGCTTTGTCTTTTATATATACACTTGGGTTGTCAGCAAACTGCCTGTAAATAATACCTTCTGCATTTTTCCAAAGTCCAAGTATCAACCTATCATAAAATATTGTTCCCTCGTATTCCTTGCATAAATTATCCACAAATTCTTGTGGAAGAAATGGGTTATCAAATATTGTGTAATGTTGTACATAAACATCCAGTTTCTTTTCTTCTACCATATCTAAAAAGTTCTTTTTTAACCAATGACTTTGATTTTCTGGGTTAAGTGCGCCATCCATCATTGAATATGGTTTATCAAGTGACCCTTGCAACATAACAAATACTTCTTCGTTCCACTTGGCAACCTCATCACCATAGCAATATTTGATGGAAGTACCTTGTATTTTTGAAACTTGACTTATTTTCTCTGCGCCTAGGCAGTAAACCTCTTCACCAAACAACTTGGCAATGTTGCTGGAATTTATTGTACTTACCATATTTTTTCCATAAATTTGCCTTAATGGTTGTAAAACATTTCGTTCTATTGTACCCTTGGAAACCCCAAGGATAACATATAAACCATCCTTGCCACTTCTTTCCAGTATTCTTGTTGGAATAGTCCATAAGTTATCCAAATAAGTTTTTCCACATCTTCTAGCGCCTACTTTAAAATTATATCTATGATGGGCGTTCTTTATAAATTCATCCTGTTTTGGTGAAGTTAAACTACCCATTTTTTGCACCCTCTTCAATTTTAGTAAGCAATTCTTTAACCTTGTTCAATTCATCAGTATTAGACACTTCAACATTGTCTTTTTGTCCTAGGTATTGTTTACCCAAAAATATTGCCATTGATGCAGATTTTTCAGCGTGTTTCCATTGTATGCGCCTCAAACTTGCCTTACCACTTTCACGCCCTCTTTCACAAATTTCCTTAAATCTCTCATCCCTTAACAGGGTTCTAATTGAAATACCTAGAAAGTTTGCAATTTCTTCTTGCGTGCATTGTATCTTTGCAAGTTTTTCAACGCTTTCATAATCAATTTCCTTTTTTGGTCTGCCTGCTGGCATAATATCACCCCACTATATTAAAATTTTATAGTTTTGTATTTATAACCAAATGCTTTTTGGTTCTTTCTTAAAAAGTTGTTTACATCCTTGTCATAGTTGCCTGTGCTTTTTGCACTACCCATTGCTTTTACAAACCCTTTAGAGTTAAATTTTGGCGTTTTTTCTATAACATAGATAGTTCTATTTCCAGAAGATGCAACTATTGTTCCTTTACCACTACCAAGTGCCATATTCTTTAAGTCTGGCGCACTTGGTGCATTGTATGCTTTAATACCTGCCTTTGCAAGCCCTTTAACTGGGTGGTTGTGTATACTATATGCGCCCTGTCTTTCTAAATGTGTAACACTTGTTGCACTACCTTTTACATATTGTACTGCAAAACCATCTTTATCAATAACTGCACCAAATTCTCTATCACTATTCAACAACTCTTTACCATACGCCTTGGCAGTCTTTTCAACACTTTTAAATCTTGCGCTTGTTAAGGCGTTTACTTGTGCTGGTGGTAGGTATTCAGTTTTGCCACCTTTTCCTCTTGGTTCTCTTCCACCTTGTCCACTAAATAGTCCGCCTTTTGCGCCACCAGAAGATGACCCACGCCCACCATTGTCTATCATTTCAAAATTTTCTTTTTCTAATATCATACTTTCAATAGTTTTTCCACCAACTTTTATTTCTAGCAAATCTTCAAACTTTTTAAAGTTCTTTGCAACATTTGTTTTAAGTGAATACAATTCATAATCATTAAAAATTATAAACTCATCATTCAAAACAATTCCATCTCTTTCTTTTAATTCCTCTTTAAACTTCAATACTTCCATTTTCTTTCATCCTTTCTATAACTGCATTTTTATAATAAACAACATTTATGCCTTTGTAGTCATAGTCAACCTCACCACCATACACCAGTATTGTTGATGGCTTAATTTTTTCTATCATTGCATCCATTCCATTTGTCCAAATTTGCATTGCAATTTCATTTTGCTTTACGCCAATTGTTGAAACACTTACCACGCTTCCCTGTGGTATTCCATCAAAACAAAATTCAAATGTTTCTTTTTCTGCCCAACTTATAGTTGGTATAACTTTCAGTCCTTGTTGTTGGTAAAACTGCCCAATTAATCTACTTCTGTAAACATTCCAAATCTTCATAGCAAGTGGCATATCTAGGTACAAACTAAAGTCTGGCGTAAATATGCACTCGTACTGGTCAAGTATGTTTGTATAATCACTTGGCGCATTCCAAACTCTTTCAAATTGGTAATCATCAATGTAAAAATGTATTCCAACATTTTTGTCCTTGCTTGTCTTTGCGTAATTGAAACCAATAATATCTTTTGGAATAAAATTGTCATTTTCAATAATTGGCATTTGATATTTACCATCACACACAAACTCATCAAATAATTCAAGGTTGTATGCGTTGTTTGTCCTTTGTCTTTCGTTTGCCTTTTTAGGTTTAACTTCTTCTTCTTCAAATATTAAATCAATTTCTGCAAGATTAAACCCTGTAAGTTCCAAGTCAAAGTCCAATTCTTCAAGCGCTTCAAGTTCTACTTTTAACATATCAATATCCCATCCAGCGTTCAGCGCCATTTTATTGTCAGCAATAACATACGCCTTTTTTTGCGCCTCTGTCAGCTGGTTAAGGATTACACAAGGCACTTGGTCTAAACCAAGTTTTTTACTTGCTTTTAGTCTTGCGTGTCCTGCAATGACATTGTTGTTATCATCTATCAATATGGGGTTGTTAAAACCAAACTCTTGAATACTGCCAGCAATTTGATTAATCTGTTCATCAGTATGCGTTCTCGTGTTATTTGCATAAGGTATCAGTTCATCAACGCCTTTGTATATAATTTCCATATCTATCTCCTTTTTAATTTCTATGTCAAAATTATAACATTATAAACTATTTTTGTCCATTTCGCCATTTAATGTATCTATATATCACATAGATAAAATAAAAGAATAAAAAAATAAGTGATAATTCTTTCATAATTTAGCCCTCCTTGTGTATTGTTCTTTGATTAATACTTTTCCCTTGCGTGTTCGTTTGCCACAATTTTCACGCTCAAATTGGGTTAAAATATCGTGTATTCTGCGCAAGTTTTGCAAGTCTAGTTTGCCCATCTGGTTCATAACTACCATTTCGTTGGTAATATCCCAAAACATTTCATTGTTGTATGCTTCAATTAGATGTAAATATGGATGTGATGTCTTGCCACATAGAATAGCGCCATTTTCATAAGTACATTTGCCACCAAATCGTGCTGGAATAATCAAGTGGTGGAATGTGTAAATGTCTTTCTTCTGCAAAGAGTAGCCCATAAAATCGTAATTAAGGCGTTCAATTTCAAATTCTTTAATCATAATTCTTGTAATTTCTTTCATAATCGCTCCTAGATTAATTTTTGTAATGTTTCAAGGTCAATGTCATCATAGATAAATTCAACCAACCTGTCACAGCGCCAAGTTTCAAAGTGCAAAGAATAAATGCTATCACGCAGTTGTTTCATAAAAACAATTGCTTGTTTGCGTTCAAAATAAGAAAAAGAGGTGATAATTCCCCTTGCGTGGGTTTTTATCTCCTCTATATTTTCAACAACTTCTTTAAATGTCCAGTTTTGGTTAATCAAACACTCATCCATAATAAACAACCTACCTTTTAATCTAGTTATATTATACCACAAAAAAAGAATAGGTGAAAGCAAAAACATAAAAAACCAAAACCTATTCTCGTGAAAGTGAAAAGTGCTTTTTAGGGGGTTAAATAGCACTAAACCAGCAACACAAGTTTTATAAAAAAACAAATAGTTCACAAATTCGTAAAATAGTAGAAGGCGTGTTGCCAGTTTGGTTATATTTAGCACCTAGCATTAAGTAATATGAGTGGGAATTTCACCCACTCTTTAATTATAGCACATTATTTTTTGTTTTGCAATTCCTTGTTTTTGCTTCTTCTTAACCTATGACTTATCATACTATCATAGTTTGTACATTTTCTGCATTTGTTTCTAAATTTAGTGTGTTCTTTATTATCCCACGCCCAGTTTTCAGCGTTTAATGGTTTAGTTTCGTTGCAACCATAACACCATCTTTTTTCTTCGTTCATTTGCTACCT